GCAGCGGCAGGAGCCAGGAAGTCGAATTTGGCCCCAGACTTATCGGTCGCGGGCTTCTGGGCCTGCATTTTCTTGTTACCAGCCATTGAGTTCTCCTTTAGAGAAAAGAATCGTTGTCCCCGAAAGAGAGTATAGGTTGACAGGATGCAATTTGCAACACAATATATAACTGCATGGGAAACGAACTCGAATTGATCCGAGCCCTTACTGCGTTAAAGCAGAAGGAGGAGGAGAACCAAGCAACCAAATTCACACCTTACGATGAGCAGCTTGAGTTTCTTAACTCGACAGCAGGCATTGTTTGCCTGGTCGGGGGAAACAGGGTCGGCAAAACGCTTTCGGGTTCGTATGCCATTAAGTGCCACGCGACCGGAGATTACCCTTCATGGTGGAAGGGGGTTCGCTTCGCTGGACCAATCAATATCTGGGTGGCTGGCGTAACGGCTACTCGCGTCCGAGACACGCTTCAAGAAAAGCTGTTTGGTCGGCGTGGCAAGATGGGGACGGGCATGATCCCCAAAAAGGACATAGTAATTGATTCGATTATCAAGAAACCCGGAACTCCCGGTGCCATTGACCAGATTGACATCAAGCATGCATCGGGTGGGACTTCGACGATCCAGTTCTTCTCCTATGAGATGGAGAGCGAGAAATACATGGGTTCTTCTGTCAATTTGATCTGGTTCGATGAGGAGCCGCCAGAGGACATCTATAATGAGTGCAAGATGCGTGTCCTGGATTGCGCGGGGAGTATCTTCTTCACCTTTACGCCCTTGAGCGGCATTACCCCCCTTTATGACAACATCATGCAGGATGACTCGATCCACAAGGTCCACCTTTCGATGGACGCGGCGAAGCATCTTAAGAAAGAGGACATTGATAAACTACTCGATGGCATGAGCGATTCCGAGAAGAAGGCGCGGCGTCATGGCGTGGCGACTATTGGCTCTGGCAAGGTGTTTAACTTTGAGGAATCTGAGTATTCTATTGAACCGTTTGAGATCCCCCCATACTGGCGTAGGCTAGGTGGCCTTGATGTGGGCGGGACGCATCCTACGGGTGCATTGATGGCCTGTATTGATGATGCCTCTGGCACGATCTATGTGACCAATGAATATCGGCAGGCCGGGAAAACAGCGGTAGAACATGCGGCTCACCTAAAACACTGGGGCGTCAAGTTTGCCGTTGATAAGTCTGCCTTCCAGCGGAGCCAGGGGACGCTCATCTCAACCGCTTCAATCTACCAAGATGAGGGGCTTGAACTTGTAAACGCGGGGAACAACGCAAACACATGGAAGCCATCCGTTGAAGAGGTTAGACGTCTGATTGGGTCCGGTTGCCTTTATATCTTCACTACCTGCAATATGTTGCTCCAGGAGCTACGGACATATCGGGTGAAAACGACTGAAAATGGAGGGGAAACGGTTGTGAAAACCAATGATGATCTGGTTGACCCTCTCCGGTATATCTGCATGAACATGGACCGTCTGGCTGAAGTGCCCAAGCGTTTTAAGAAAAGTCCTAAATTGAAGCAGTTTAAGCCAGCAGATCCCAAAGTTGCCTATTAGTATATACTGCTATAGGAGATTTATATGGCCGATGTGAACCCAGACGAACTTGAAGTAAGCGAATCCGTGACTTCTGCCCTGGCCAGGAATGTCCAGGACAAGTTTGAGGTATCCAAGAGTCTGCGGGTTCTTCAGGAGGTTGTCTGGAAAGAGGCCCTTCAGAACTTCAATGGGACTTATGGATCTGATGTGACCTTCCGAGAGGGCGCATCTAGCGTGTTCGTGAATCTCACACAGATGAAAACCATGGCGGCTTACTCTCGTCTGATGGCCGTTATGATGCCCCCCGCTGGCTACCCTTGGGCCATTAAGCCTACCCCGCACCCCGATCTGGTAAAGCTGGGCATGAAGCCCGAAGCGGCCCTTGCAAGCCCCGAAATGTCACCAGAGTTTAAGCAGGTGCTTTCTCAGGCGAAGGCGGCTTGTGATGGGATGCAGAACCGGATCAAGGACAATCTGGTTGAGACTCGGTGGGAAGAGAAGTTCAGCCGGGGTGTTCTCGACCTTGTGACCTTTGGGACGATGATCTTCAAGGGGCCACTCGCCGCTCCTGCCGCGCCAAAGAAGTGGGTTCTGGTGGATCAGGAAGAGTCTTTCGCTGATAAACTGAAGGGCCTGATTGGAATCCACCAGAAACAGCAGAAGTATGAGTTGGTTTCAGACAGCGAGGACGATAGCCGCGCCGATCTGGAATGGGTTTCCCCGTTTGAGTTCTATCCTGATCCCGCTGCCTATACAGTCAGTGACGCGATGTGGGCTATCCATCGGCATGTTTTCAATAAGAACCAGATGGTTGAACTGGCTGAAGGCGACTTTGACGCCGAGGAAATCAACCTTGTTCTGAATGAAATCCAGGACGGGAACTGGTCTGCGGAACCTTGGGAATCGGGTGTAGATATTATCAACCGCCGGTCTGCATCCATGCAGATGGGGAAGCGGTATATCGTCTTTGAGTTCTGGGGCTATCTGAGTGGTCGTGAGCTAAAGACTGCTGGGCACGATGTTCCCGATGGCGATCTGAATAAGATGCACCTTAGCAATGTCTGGGTCTGCGGGAACCACTGCATCAAGATCACGGTGTCCAACCGCGCCAATGGCAAGCTCCCATTCTTTGTCGTTCCCTACGAGAAGGTTCCTTACAAGATTTGGGGCCGGGGAGTCCCGGAAAAGATGGCTGATCCCCAGGCAATCATCAATGCCAGTGCGCGGGCGATGGTCGAGAACATGGGGATTGCTTGCGTCACTGGTGATACGGTCGTTTATCGCCATCAGCGTCCAAGCGCTAGAAAGCCCCGTAAATACAATGCACGCAAACAAGTCGAAGTGACTATCAATGAACTGTGGGCGATGAAGAATAAATCGCGTGGGGGTTTGCGCCAAAATGTTATCCGATCACTTGATGAATCAACGGGCCAGTTCTTTGGGAACCGCATTGTAGACATTTACTATAATGGGGATAAGCAGGTTTACCGCGTCAATACTAAGAACGGCTACACAATTAAGGCCACAGACACTCACCTTTTCATGGGCGAGGATGGGCATTGGCGCGAACTGCGCGACTTTTTTGTTGGTGATGGGCTCGTTGTTAATGGGACCGAAACCATCCCACAGCTTGTTTGTATTGATTGCGGGAAGTCAATTTCCAAACCAAACGCTAGGCGCTGTAAGTCTTGTGCTGCTCACATCAGCAGTTGGAATCTGAAGCAGGCTCATGATGCAATTAGTAACAATTCAGTAAGCGAGAGCCAAGCACGATCTCGCAGGCTTGTCCGCGAGCAAATGAAATCCAATTGCGAGTTGTGCGGAATTGATAAACGACTTCATATCCATCACGAGGACAAGAATCCCTACAACAGTGACCCATCAAATCTGAAAACGCTGTGCTATAAGTGCCATGCGGAATGGCATCATTTCCACGATAGCGTTGGAGATCCTATTCTTCATACCTATCGCGATTTTGATGAGATTGTTTCTATCGAACCGCTTGGTATTGAGCCGGTCTATGACCTTCACATGACCGCCCCTAACCATAATTTTGTGGCAAATGGTTTTGTTGTCCATAACTGCGCGCCGCAGGTTGTTGTTGATGTTAATAGGCTTGTAGATGGTACTAAATACGATCAGATTGCCCCCTGGGGTATCTGGCCGGTCAAGAACATGGAGGGCGCAAGTCAGGAGCCCGTCCAGTTTAAGGTTATCCCCAGCATCATGGGCGATTTGAAGTTGATCCAGGATATTTTCCGCAACTTCGTGCAGGAAGTAACCAGTATGCCAGATATGGCGTCTGGATTCGCTGGGAACGGACAGCACAACCGAACCGCTGGCGGTATGTCCATGCTGTTTGGGGCCGCTGATTCCTACACGCGGGGCGTAGTGTTCAACATTGATAATGATCTTACGAAGCCCATGATCCGCGCCCTCTATGACTGGGAGATGCAATACAACCCGGACATGACGATTAAGGGCGATATGCAGGTAGATGCGGGTGGCGTGACTGGTCTAATGAATAAGGAAATGGCAACGCAGAAAATCGCGGAAGTATTTGCCGCGCTAGGCCAGATCCCCGGTTCGGTTGACTACATCAACATGGCAGAGGTCGCCAAGGAAATCTTCCGTGGCCTTGATATTGTCAATGACAACATTGTTTACTCGGATGAAGAGGTCCAGAAGATCCGGGCACAGAACCAGCAACAGGAGGCTCAGAAGGCCGCGCAGATTGCACAGGCTCAGAATGTTCCTAAGCCCAAGGCGGAAACAACTCCACCTGACATGATGATGCAGGTTCTTGAAAAGACGATCCCCACCGATCCTATCTATCCCATCATTTTCGAGAAGTGGCTGGCGATGATTAACCAGCTCGATCCCCAGTCCCTTGCTGCACTCGACATGATGAAACATAAGAATGTGCTAGAGAACAAGGCGTTTGCTGACCAGCAAGAACTTGCGGCTATGCAACAGGATATTGAACTGGCATCGCAAATCAATGCAAGCAACCCCCAAGGTGGCCAAGCCCCCCAGGAACCTGCACCCGAACCCACGCCTCAGGAACCCCCTCCGGCACCACCCGTGATTCCTAATATCCACATCAATATGCCCAACAGGGCTGGGAAACATAAGTTCACCCAGCAACCCGATGGAACAATGCTCGCTGAATCTGTTGAATAGGAGGAATAAATGGACGCAACCGCATACCCAGAAGGTGTTGAAATGACTGTCGAAGAGGAATTTGAGAAAGAAGAGGAGGAGAATTAAATGGCCGTTACCGCTTGTATCCCCACCCAGGCTAAGGCTGACTTCCTGGCGGGTGTCCATCTTTCCACTGATGTCTATAAGTGCGCCCTATATGTCCAGGCTAATGCGTCACTCGATGCCACATCCACCACCTATACCACGACTGGGGAATTGGCCACGGCTAATGGCTATACCCAGGGCGGCACCACAATGTCGGGTTATACCTCCGCTACCTCTGGGACGACGGGGTATCTGGATTGGACGACCGATCCAAACTGGCCCTCTAGTTCAATCACGGCTGACGCTGCGGTAATCTACAACAGCAGTAAATCGAATAAGATCATCGCTATCTTGACCTTTACTTCTGCCACTTCCAGCAACGGGACATGGACCTTGCAGCTACCTGCACCTGGGGCAACCGCAGTCATCCGTATAGCCTAGAAAGAGATCCTGGATGGCTAACGAAACGCTTACCTCTGCTGAATGGGAAGCACGCCATTGGGAACCCATAGTTGGGTATGCCTGCTGGTGTGGACGGGGAGTTTTTCTTAGAAGCGTGATAAATAATCCCCTCGCGCCTTTCGGCTATGATGGACCGTACACTATGCTTCAGTGTTCCGGCTGTGGGACTAGGCACGCCAAACCGAGTAAAGAGTAGTTATGGCACTTACCTATGTAGGCGGCACTTCAGGAACGGACACCGGAGCAACGATCTACCTGGAGGTGACGCCATGACCGATTTCGCTACTACCTCTGATGTAGTATCTGCCCTCGCTGCCGCTGGCAATTCCGGCGCGGGTGGGCGGTTCAACATCTACAAGACAAGCCTAACCGCCGTGGCCTCCAACTGGTATTCCGGGTGGCAGGAGGGCGGTGCGCCTGCGGCGGGTGCGACTCCCGGAGCGTGGGCTAACCCCACCTACGCAACGCTCGGAGCCTACAATCCGAACTACGTCAATCCCGGCACAGCCACGGACCGCCTACTGTGGGGCTCCATCGCCCAGGCCAACGCCGGTCAGGGCAAGTGGCTGGTGGACCGCCTGGGACACATGGGCGGACTCAACGGGACCGTGACCACGGCCCAGTCCACCGGCGCAGTTATGACCTCGCCCGTAAGCGATGGCCGGTGCGCTTCGGACTACTCCGATGTGGAGTGGTATCTGGAATGGTATTCCGCCACTGGGTCCACCGGTGTCACCGCCACCTGTGCCGTGACCTACAACGATGCCTCCACCGGGTCCGTGTCCGTCACCGTTGCGGCCTCCCTGCCCGCCTATCGCATGCTCCAGATCCAGCCGCCCGCTGGCACCGTGGGCAAGTGGATCAAGACCGTGGACAGCGTGACGCTCAGCGCCACCACGGGCACTGCTGGTAGCTTCGGTGTCACGGCGGTCAAGCGGCTGGCACCATTCATGAGCCTCGCTGCGAACTATGCGGACACCAAGGACTTCGCGGCGCTCGGGATGCCCAAAGTTGGGGCCAACGCCTGCATCAATGCGCTGTATTGGACGACCACATCCAGCACCGGAATCAGCGTCGGCTCCTTCGCCATCGGAGCTAAGTAGCCATGCTCTGGACCATCCGAGCCACGCCTCAGAACCTCCGGGATACGGGGGTTCTGGGGACCGTGACCGGGTCGGAGTTCTGGGGGGCGGCTTCAAGCAGTAGTGCCACCGCAATCCCTAATGGTGTGTCTGGGACAGGGGCGGTAGGAACACCCACTGCTTCTGGTTTGGCGACTGCAACTCCTAACGGTGTATCGGGGACAGGGTTGGTAGGGACGCCTGTCGCCTCTGGTGGGTCTGGTGCTGTTGATGCAACCGGATTGCCATCTGGAGTCTCTGGGACCGGACAAGTTGGGACTTCCTCGGCGAAAGGGGATGCGAACAGAACCCCAGGAGGGGTTGCCGGTAGCGGCACTATAGGAACTGCGGTCGCGAAGGCAGACGCGAACAGAACTCCTACTGGTGTATCTGGAACAGGATCAGTTGGCACCCCTACGGCTATTGGACAAGTGAGTGCCAGCGGCCTTCCTGCTGGTGTGATGGGAACCGGCTCAGTGGGATCTCCCACCGGATCGGGAGCGGCTACAGCTTCACCATCTGGACAGTCTAGTGCCGGGTCCGTCGGGACCCCCATTCCCTCTGGTGCATCTAATCGTGCAGTCACGGGCGTTGAGGGGACGGGTGCCGTTGGGACTCCGGTGGCCTCTGGCGGCGTGAGTGGCAACGCAACAGCCTTGCCTAATGGGGTAGAGGGTTCTGGATCGGTTGGAATCCCGGTTGGTCATGGTGATTCTAATGTCATTCCGTTTGGAGTATTCGGGAACGGATTGGTCGGACAGGCAGTTGCTAATGGTGGTAGCACTGTATCTGTCACGGCATTTCCCGATGGAGTTCAGGGCATCGGTGGAATCGGGACACCGGTAGCCAACAACGGTGCATCACAGGATTTGGCGCTTAGATACTACTGGTACCGGAAGGCTTGGGAGAAGAAAAAACGCTTAGAACTTGAGCGGAAACGGAAAGAAGAGGAGCAACAGCAGGAGCAGGTAGTCATTGAGGTCGGGCTGGATACTGTAGATCCGGTCTCCAATACCCATGATGCCCCCAGGTTCGAGCATATCCCCCTTGCGGACCCCAGCGTCCATCCGTTCCAGTATGTCAAAACTGACATAGCCCTTGCGGCGCCAGAACCCACAACCAAAGAAGCAAGTAACGAAGTCGCGGTTTCTAAAAGGGCACAAAACGATGCCAATTACACATACGAGCGCAGGCCAGTTGTCGGTCTAGTCCGTGTTGCAAAACGCAACATTGAGGTTCAGAGGTCTAGTTCCGGTTCAATCACCATCATCCAGAAGCCCATCTCTCAGCGGGCCGAGGTTGACCAGCGGCCCCAAGAACCGGCCAAACCGGTATGGGACTATAACAAGTTGATTGCTTTCGTAAATTACATGGAGGATGTGGCATGAGTGAGAGCCTTCCCTTTGACCGTCTGACCGCTGTCGTGAACCGCCCAGAGTGGGATGTTTTCATGGTTTGGGCCACCCAAGAGAAGAATAAGTGCTACGACCGGCTAGAAGTATGTACGCCTGAAAACCTTAAAAACATCCAAGGTGAGTTAAATATATGGAAGCGTATATTGACTTTACGGCAGGATGTGGGTAATTATATGAGTACAAGGGGAACCAAGCCTCAATCCTGAGTGCCGTTCCTTATTAAATGGACCAAGCATAATGCCGTCCAAGGAGCAAAGAAGTGAGTATCCACAATAAGTCCAAGCAGTTCTCGGAAGACGCAAAGCGTTTGGAGCGTGAGCTTTTTGACGAGCAGGGAAACCTCCGTCCAGAACCCCTCACTAACCCCGAACCCGAGCCCACTCCCGAACCGGAACCCACCCCGGAGCCTACCCCGGAGCCTGAACCTGAACCCGAACCTGCGCCAGTCCCGGAACCCAAAGTGGACGAGGACAAGAAATACAAGGACGCAGTGAAGGCGATGAACGAGGCCCAGCGGGAAGCCGCTGAACTTCGCAAGGCGCAGAAGGATCAGGCAGACCGGCAGGCAGAACTGGAACAGAGACTTAACGAGATCCTTAAAGCCAAGGAAAAAGAAAGAGAACTTCCCAAGCCGATGGAGCCGGAAGATGACCTTGAGCAGGATCTCCCCGAGGTAACCAAGATCGCTGAACGCAAGGCCCGTAAGGTGCAGGCAGAACTTGAGGCCCGTATCGCGGAACTTGATAAGCGTCTGGCTGCCGGAGAAACGATCCAGAAACAGAAGGCTGATGAGCAGGCCGGTCTAATGATTATCCAGGATGTGATGAAAGCGCACCCGGACTATCAAGAAATCGCCAATTCTGAGGGCCTGAAGAACTGGGTTGAATCAAGTGATACCCCTCCGCTTTTTAGGGCTGTTTATGAAGGTAAGGTTCCCGCAACCGCTCGGGACATTGTTGAAGTGATCAACCGATATAAATCATCGTTGGTCCCCGCCAAGGTCACTTCTGACAAGCCTAGCGATAAGGTTCCTACCGTCAAATCCACGCCTAACCCAACCACCAAGCCTAATAAGCCCGCACCCCTTACCCAGGCAGAAATCAAACATTATCAAGACAATGTTCACCGAATGTCTGCCAAGGATAAGGAAGCATTTGATGTGAGGCTTAAGGCTATGTTTGAAACCTAACACCCAAAGGAGTTCGTAAATGGCGAACTATGATATGACCCTTGGGCTTGCGGACCAGAATTTCCAGCGTGAAATTAAGGTTCCTCAGACCCTCTCCCGTGTTGTGGACTTTTCCAAGTTCACGACCACTGGCGTTGCTGGTGCCGCCGCTGACACCGCTGATGTGCTGACCCTTCCTGCTGGCTTCACCGTGGAAGATGTGTTTGCCACGGTCCTAGTCCCCTCTACCACCAGTTCTAGCGTCTTTGGCGTTGGCGATAATTCCGATTCTGGCTTCTACATCCCCAACACGACCTCCGCTACCGCTGCTGCTGGCACGGTCGTCAAGTCTTCTGGTGTTGCTGGAAAGTTCAAGGATACGACCAGTGCTGCGACGCTGGCTGGTTCCATGTCCAAAACCTATACCCCTGCCGGAACCCTTCGTGTCCTGCTTGGTTCAACCGCTCCGCTGAACGGCAAAGTTCGTATTGATGTTCGCGGCTTCCAGTTGATTTAAGGAGATAACACATGGCTCTCTCAGGCGCTCGTATCGGTGCTAACCTCTCGACTGGGGCTTTTGTTCCCCAAGTCTATTCCGCCAAGATGCAGGACAAGTTCTATGCTTCTTCGGCTGTCGCCGCCATTGCCAACACCGCATGGCAGGGTTGAAATATTAGCTCTGCCTTAACAACCCCGTGAACTGCTGGGATACCCTTAAGCCATGATCACCACAGCGAAGTTTGAAAAGACAAGCGCGACGGTCAAAAAGATCGTGGATTGGGCAATCAGCAGCCTAGCCCCTAAGAAATTTGGGGAAGGTTCAACGACTAACCA